ACATCAAATCCCATTTTATTTTATTTTTATTTGTTTAATAAAGCGTTTCTAAATTTTTCTAATCTTTCGTACTTCATTGCGTGTGTAGTAACGTTAGCAGAAAAGTTGTTTTTTGGTTGCGCAATAGGTTCAGCGTTAGGTGTCTTAGTAAGTGCTTCTATTAATTCAGCTACTTGACTAAAGCCATTCTTAACTTTTGCCTCTAATTGTGCTACTTGTGTTTTAAGATTTTCATTTTCAGACACTAAAGCAGCGATTTCGTCAGCCATTTTCTCGTCAATCTTATTGCCCATTTCGGCAGGTGTTTCGTCAGCTTCTTTTGCTTCAGCTTCAGGAGTTTCGATTGATAAGATTTTTGCAGCTTCGTCTAATACGATTTTAGTGCCGTCTGCTAATTGGTGTTCGCCCATTGGAGCAGGTGTTCCGTCAGCCAATGTAACTTCCCCACCGATAGCAAGTTCGCTAACCATAACCTTTGTTCCGTCCATAAGGCTATACTCAGCAAATGTAACAGGTACTTCCTCGATTGGTGCTTCAGCAGGTGCAGGAGCATCTACCATTGGCATATCTTCGAACAAAGCCCTAATTTGCATAATTGCATCTTTTGCGTTCATCATTCTTTTTGTTTAAATATTAATAAAAGATTTTGTTTATCATTTAACTCGTTGCAATATTCCCTTTATTGCATTCATAAGTTCTTGCTCTTTGCTTGGCTTTGTCTTGTAGGTAAACAATCCCTCTACACTAAAGCCTTTGAATTTACCCTCTTTAACATCGTTCCACACACCTTCGTTATCTACTTTAAACGAACCGAACCACGACCCGTCAGGTGCATCTTCAAATCCTTTCATTGGTTGTATGCCTCTGCTCTCGTCTGTAATAAAGCTTTCAAACATTGTAACACCTTCTACCTGAGCATCTGGAGAATGCATTAAGTTTACGTTTGATTGGTAGCCTCTTTTGAAAAACTTTTGAGCAATCTTAAAAATAGTATCTTTAGAGAACACCACATAGTAATCGCCATAAGTAGCATCGCTGCGAAAAATAGGTACGTCAGCAAGCATAAGAGGTCCCGAAATAATACGCTTATCTTCGCTAACCACTTCAAAGCGTTGTTGGTTTTTAAAGGCATTCCAATTCTTTTGAATAGCAGGGCGGTCTACCAATGCAACGTAATCTACCTCGGCATCGTCATTCATATCCTCGCTAATGTCTAATAAATAAACAGGTAAGTCCATAATCTTAAATATTAAGTGTTTTAAATTGTTATCATTTAACCGAACCTGGCTCTTTGCTGAATAGCTGCAATCCTTTGTTGGTTACTTGTTACATCGCTTTCTACAACATAGCTTCTAATTGCTTGGTTGCCTATTGCGTTAATTGTTTGGCTACTTAGGTTAGTAGTCGCTGCTTGAGGTTGTGGAGGTGCTATTGGTGCTGCTGCCGAAACACTTGGAGCAGTCATATTACCACTACTGCCACCACTTGCTGCACCTGGAACTTTTGTTGCTATAATGTTTTTAACTGCACTAAAACCGGTAGCCGCTGCAATAGCAACGGCAGGAATAGCCGCAGGGAATCCTAATTTAACACCGGCAGAAATACCTAAGTAAGTATTAATTAATGCAGCCGATATTGCAAGTGTTTTACCTGCAGCCGTTTCTTTACCTAATATATCGCTAACCGCAGTTAAAGCTGCTGCACTTTGTTGTGCTAAAGCTATCTTTTGTTCTGCAGTTAGTTTATCTATTTGAACTGATGCGTTTGCTGCTTCTTGTTGATTTTTAATACCTTGCAAAGCAAAGTTAGTCGTAGTAGACATAACCTTCATTTGCCCAGCTATTCTATCATTATCTTCTTTTTCTTTTTCTGATTTAGCTTTTTCGTCTGCATCTTTTTTATCTTGAGCAACTTGCTTTTGACTAATTAGATTATCTTGTTGTAATAGCTTCCTTCTGTCTTGTTGGTTCTTTAATAAGTCCTCAGAAAATTGTTTATCCTCTGCTAATTTTTTATCATTTTCTGCTTTACGTCTTGCAGCAGCTTCTTTACTTGCATCTTCTCCTGCTTTAGCATTTTCTTTTAAAATATCTTGTTGTCGCTTTTGTTCTTGAGCATCTAAAACTGCTTGTTCTGTTTTTAAACCTCTAAACTTTTTTAGTTCTTCTTCGTTTAAACCTTCTTTGGTTTTTAGCTTTGCCCTTAAAAAAGTAAGTTCGTTTTCTCCTTGTTGTTTACTAAGTTCAAATATTTCTTTTTCCTTACCGCCTTGTGCAGTAAGTACTTTAATTCTTGCCTCGATACCTTCGTTACCACGCTTAGTTGTTTTCTCTAAAGAAGCTAAAGCACGTTCTGCTTGTGAGGTTACACCTACGAAATCAGTAACTTTTGTAATGATGCTACTAAAGAACGTTCCAACTTGTGCAAGTCCTGGAACTAAACTTAGTACCGCCTTCTTTACTTTGTCAAAGTTAGCAGCTACTAAACCAATCCCGATTGCTAAAGCACCAATACCCGTTGCGATTAAAGCACCTCTTAAAGTACTAAAAGCACTTACTACCTGCGTTTTAATAACTGTACCTAATTGCTTAAAGCTATCAATACTTTCCCCTACTGCTTGTAAGCCTTGTGATAAAGCCATAGCAGAATTTACCTTAAGTAAAGTTTTCTGCAAGTCCTCGTTCTCTTTACCAAATAAAGCAGTTGCACCTTGTAAGGCACTAAAGCCACCGGCTACACCACTAAGCGAAGCAGTTAAGGCTTTAAACTTAGCATCTGGATTAAAGGCATCGATTAAACTTTTAGCATCTCCGATTTGGTCTTTAAGTTCTGCTGCCCTCTTTGCTGCGTTTACGGCTTCCTTGCTACTTGCTCCAAACTGCTCGGATAGTTTTGTTACCTCAGCCGTTGCCTCTCTTAACTGCGCTTTTAAAGAGCCTAAAGCTTGGTCTTGGTTACCGCCTACCTGTATATTTATACCTACGTTCTCTTGTGCCATTAGTATGATGTTTCTATTACTTTAAGAAATGATAGTTTAGTAGTGTTGTATTCCATTGGGTTAAAGTTCTCAACTTTGTTAAGCCTAAACAATACCCCGTCTATAAATACATACTTACTAAAATCTAAATTGAAAATGTCTACAATATCCAATAAACCAAAACAGGTTAATAGCTTACTATCTTTGCTTGTTATTTCTGCAAGGTAAGGACTATGAAAGGCATTAAATACATTTGTGATTGGATAACTATTAGGATTAAATTGTAGTTCTTTTGGTGCGCCAAAGTTTATGTCATTGGTAGGGTTAATAGGGTCGTCTAAGTGTCCTGCATAACCATAGCTTGTAAAAGTTCCTAAAGTTGATGTTGTATCCATTATTTTCCAACTTCCAACACCTGTTATTTTCTTTGTCTGCATTATACGAATGATGCTTTCCATTCTATCCTCTGCACTATTTGTGTTTGACTTCTTATATATAGCAGGGAATACTTTGTCCTCTCCGTTTTGTTGAAACAATACAGATGCAGCAAATATAACTTCTAAGGTATCTGTTTCTTTTACAAAGTCAAACTCAGTATCAAATATAAAATCTCCATAACCTTCGGTGTATTTCTTACGATAGTTTTCTCCGTAAAAGTCGTTATCAGCTTTAAATTTATAGTTATAGTAACGAGCATTAACTTCACTCATTGGTTTAATGCTTAAAGGTTTTGCCCTATCTACTTTGTTAGTCCAATCTTCTGCCGTAGCTGATGTAACAGGATAAAAGTCCACATACGGACTAATAAGCAGTTCCTTGTCGTTAAACTTATTCTCATAAACGTAAAGGTTAAACATCTTAACAATGCTTAAAAAGAAATCTGTTTGAAATATACCTTTAGGAATAATATCGTTTACCTTAATTGTTTCTCCTAAGTTTACCTGCACTTGTGTAGGGGTGCTTGTAGTTACCCCAAGTTCTCCTAATATAACATCAAGTATAATTCCGTTACCTAATATTTCTACCTGCATATAGTCGGTATTAACAAAGGTTATTCCACTTGCAGTAAAATCACAATTAAAAAAGGTACTAACACTTGCATCGAAATCTTGTCTGCCTATTTCTACGTTATTCTTTTTAAGTACAACAGAAAAGTTTGGTAAAGGTGGATTGTAAAATGTTACGTTGCCTCTTAATAAAACTTGTATATCTGTTGTAATAGTTACTCCACTTGTATAAGTAAATAACTGACCTAACCCGTCAAGTGTAAAGCTACCTGCCGTTACCATTGTATATTCTACAATAGAACTAAGGTTTGTATTTATAGTTATTAACTTGGCTGCTGCGTTAAGACTTGTATTATTTAAAGTAGAAATGTTTGTTTGGTTATGCGGAATAATCAATCGGTTAAATAAAGCCGTATCAAAGAACGGGCAACTAAAGGTATAATCTGTTCCTGCAAATATCTTTTGCATATACTCCTTAACATACAAAGCAGGTCTAAACGTTGTATATTGGAAGTCCTTTTTAATTACTCCATATTGTCCTGTACTTACGTTTCCGTAATCTATAAGCGGATAGTAATAACCAGAACCCCCTGCATTATCCCAACTATTACTAATATTAGCTACGCTATAAGTATGGTTGTAAGCACTAAAATCTAAATCTTCTAAACGCTTATTTCCTAACTGATTAATAAACCCACCAAGTTCCCCTACAACACTACATTGGTATTCAATAGTTTCTTTGTCTATAACTATTTCCAATATTCGTAAAGTGCCTTTAAATATCTGCACTTTGTCAATAAAGATTTTGCAGTTAGCTTGTTTAGTTACGTTGAAGTTATAGCCTACGTTTGGTAAGGTGTTATCCGTAAAGTTAGCGTTGTTAAGTTCGAAGATGTAACCAAACACAAGGTTATTATTTGCCGTTCCCGGTATGCTTATTGTTTTGCTGAATGAAGTATTGCGACTACCGAACTCACTTACGTCATCAATAGCGTAAGTAAACTCGGTAGATATATCTTGCAATAAATCAATCTTCTGCTCTTCTATATAAATCTCGGTACTAATCATTATCTAAATTGGCTTGTTAAATACTTACCTACTTCTACTTCAATTTCAAAGTTAAATAGTTTGTCTGCACTTTCTAACTTATACTCGTAATTGCTTGTACTTATTGTAACAGGGAAATAAGCACCAAGAACCTCCATATATACAATAGGGCTTGATACAAGTTGAGCCAACCAAGAATAATCTTGTTCGCTAACCCAATCAGAAGTAAGCCTATATCTATCTTTATGTTGGATAGCATAGTTGAAAGTTGTTTCGTTATATCTGTTATATCCATCTATGTTAGTCATTTGTCCACCTACAAGCTGCCAATCGCTGCGCCTATAAGATGCCCTTTGATATTCGCTTGACCTTCTATTAACTAATGCAAACTTTTTAGTATCCCAACCTCCAAGCCTATTTAAGAACTCAAGGTTAAATTGTTGGTATTTAGGATAGCACTTATGTCTTATCTTAATAACCCTTGTTTGTGCTATGCCTCTTTTTAAATAGAAGTTATAGCCGTATGTGTTTTCGTTTATAATAGTTCCAGATGCCCAATCGTTTATGTGTCCGGCTTGTAAGTTAAACATATTGAACTGACCGCCTAAAGTTATATTTCCCGATACTGTATTTATTACCGCTTCATTTTGTCCAACTACTTCAACCCAAGCAGAATAACCGCCCGTTGCTATTCGTAAAAACGTAATGTAAAAGTTATCTCCGTATTCAAGCGTTATGTCGTCCGTGTCCCTTTCGGTAAGAAAATCATCGGTAAAGTTTTCCAATAGTAAATTATCGTAATAGTCCGATAGCACCAAAGGTGTTTTGTTTTTTGTTAAGAATACGTCGGCAAACAATGGCGGTACAAAGTTATAGGCTGAGAAGTTGCCAGATGCTAAGTTTGTAGTCGTTACACCGCTTACCTCTTCGCCTATTCTTAGTTGATAATCTACTTTGATTTTATCGTTTGATGCTACAAGTATTGAATTTCCTGAAGGCTCAAAGTAATTAGTTACAAAACTTCTTACCATTGGAGATGCATTAAATACCCCATAGCTTCCCTCTGCACTTGGAGCAGGGAATACCTTAGACCTAATTACCTGACTTCCGTTTATATAAACATCATAAACAAACTTAAAGTTTGTAGTTCCGCTATTAGTAGAACTTGATACGAACCACAGGTTATCGTGCATAGACGAATAAGGTGCAGGACTACTTGTTACTGTTATTGCCATTCTTACTTTCGTTAATTGTTTGCTTTATTTGTATTTGAATATCGCCCCCTACTGCAAGTGCTATATTCTCAATAAATTCTTTATTAAATATTTGTGCTACCGCTCTATCAAAGTAGCGTGTAGATTTTAAACCTTTCCTATGTATACTACGAGCAATTAAAAAGGCTAAGGACTTCTTGCTATCTATTGCTTTGCTTTCCGTTCCAAGCTTTGTGTACTTTTTAACCGATACAGATTTTAACTTGTTATATCCAAGCCATTTTTCTATTGAACTGACCGGAACTGCTTTTTTATTACCCTTAAAAGCATAAGGTGTTTTGCCGTCTGCTTTCTCGTTCTTTGTACCTTTTACCCCTTTGTTTACAAAGTCATAGTATTTAGATGCTTCGGTTCCTGGTTCGTAACCTAAGCTTAAAATGTAACCTGTTCCGAATTTAGTAATGATTGGTAAAGCCGGTTCTGCTAATCTACCAGAACTTGTAATATTATCCTTATCAAGTATTTCTACTATCTTATCGTTAAACGCTTTACCATATAAAGCTAAAGTATCTTCTAAAACGGGAAGTTCTCCTGGCTTGTACTTATTAAAGCTACCGCCTAAGCTTTGTATAAAGCCTTCCCTCAACGCTTGTATTTGTGCTTTAGATATACTCACGCTAATAAATATAAGGAAGGTCTAAAAATAACTAACCCCACCAAAAATGGCAGGGTCGGTCTTATTTCAGTTTTCTATGTTGCTCCTTATCGTAATCGGCTTTAGCCTTTAGATAGGATAGTGTATTTAAGAATTGTATGGTTGTTAGCTCATAGCTTTGGTCAACTGTGATATTTTCGTGGTCGGCAACAGATTTGGCGCAATATTGCCATCCAAAGTGCTGCATAAAATTTGAACCACCTCTTTCGCTTGTTCCAAACTCATTCCCTTGTTCGTCATTTCCTGAACCAAATAAGCCTGAGAAACTTCTATCCAATTTCTGTATACTTGATAAAAAAAAACAATGGATTGGTAAACGTGCATAAAATTTGCCCCTTGTAAGTCCTCTGCATATATGCTATGCTTGGCTGCATCGTACTTGTCATTAACCCATTTTCCGTACCAAGTTTTGCGTTGAGGCATAACCATTGAGGCTGCTAACTTATGTAGGTTACCTACTAAGTCGGTACTAAATACTTTTGTCTCGATGTATCTGGCTGCTTTGATTTGCTGCACATCGTATATAAACCTATAACGTTTGCCATTTACTTCAGTATACTTAACTGGCTTACCTTCTATCTTATCGTCTAAGAAAGCTAAGGTTACCTTCAATTTGTTAAACTCCCCTACGCTAAGGCTATCAACTTGCGTGTCTGTAAGGTTATGTAAAATGCCTACAAGCTTACTTTCTACATCAAGGGTAGTCCAATCCTTCTCAGGCTTAGTAACTATTGGGTAGATTTGTTGGTACTGCCAAACTGTTAATTCGTTCCAAGTCATTTTCTTAGTTTTAACATTAGCTCATAAGCAAGATGCCCACCTATGTAGCATAACGCTGCCAAAGGTAAGCAAATTACAAAGAAGTACAATATTTTTATTACTTTAATGATACGGCTACACTTGTTGTGCTACTCTTGGCAGGTGGGTAAACTTTTGTAACCTCGCCAGTAACTCCGTTAATAATATCAAGACCTTGATGCGGAACTTTCTTTAGGAACTCTTCCATATCCTTTTTGGCTTTAGCTGCGCTATTGTACTCGGTCATTATCTCATCGTATGCAGGACTTTCACATTTGGTGTAATCATACTTAACCCCTACTTCTCTAATGTTGAACTTTGCACTCATATACTCAAAGTCCTTCCCATTTAATACGGCTGCTTGTAATACGGCATCTTTATAGTCCTTGTTTGCCTTTAGGGTTTCGAGCATATCCTCTAAAGCTTTAACTTGGAGATGTGTTTTTAACGGGTCAAGTTCCCCTGCGTTTAATCGTTCAATTAATTGGTAGGTAAACTCAGTCCTTTGTTCTTTTGTTGTTTCGAAGATTTGTTGTAATTCCATTTGATTATATTGTTTCGGGTTTGTAGTTATCAATGTCAAAAAAGCCGATTTCTGACTTATGTTCTGGTCTTCTTAATCTACGCTTTGCAGGTTCATAACCCTGCTCGTTGCAGTAGGTAAGTATTTCCAGATAGGTCGCATCGATGTTAGACATCATTATACTAATCGGCTCACTTGCGTAATACTTGTCTATATATTCTTTTGTGCTTTGGGTCATTGTGTTTAATTGTGTAGTCAAATAATGCTGCCATTACAAAACCTGTTGCAATTAGCAGAAGGCAGATAGCGTAAATCATTTTGAGTAGATGTCTTGAAGTTGTCCAATAAGGTAACAAGCTACTAAAAATACGGCTAAAAGTTGTGCGGTTTCTTTTTTCATTGTGTTTAGTTGAGTTAAAAAAAATATGGGTAAGGCGCTCCCCATCTACGGCATTGGTTCATATTTTAGTGCCTTTACCTATGCTACATCACTATGTTAAATATGTGCGTTAAATAGTCGCACATTGTGTTTGTGGTTAATTGATATATCAAATATACAACCTTTTCACATTCCACAACAAAATGAGCAAACTTTTTTTAAAAATTGTGATGAGCGGTAAATATTAAGGATAAACGGTAATTATAGGAAGGCATACCTACCCGTGCCACGTTTAAGGCTAAAGTTCTGCCAAGCCAAAGCCAAAGCCATTACGGCATCATCGTGGAAGCCTGAAGGTGCAGAGTACTTAACCCCCGTTGCCGTGTACTGATACTCAAATACTTCTAACTCCTGGCTTATTATTCCCTCAGGATAGCCTATCTTCCCTTGATGTATCGCAGCCTGTAAGCCTTCCATTAGCTGCTGCTTACTTGAACTTGTGAACTTTAAGCCTTGTATCATTACCCCTTCTCTTTGTAAGTCCTCGAGGATAGGGTCGCCAACCCCCGTAGAATCGACAAGGATAGGGCATTTAGGCAGCCTAAGGATAGTTTGCTTGGTATTGTGCCAATCCATTTGAAAGCGGTCAAAATAGGCTACATTCCCGTCTTCGTCTAAGCCTACTATTACAGTCCAATCGACCGACTTAGCTAAGTCAATCCCGTATGCTACGACAGGCATAGTCGTAACAGGGTGTATACACTTTCGAATATGCTGACTCCCGAATGGGTTTGCTGCGTTTTCGGCAGGGTTTGCCATATACTCTTGCTCGAACACAACCTCTGGCAGTTGCTTCCTTGCATCGTCTATCTCTTGTGGGTCAATGTAAGGGTTATCGTATGTAGTAAACTTAAAGCTTTGCCAATCTGGTTCGGCTTTGCTAAATAAACTAAAGAAGTAGTTTTTACCTTTAGGGGTGCTAAGGAATATAGCTTTACCCTTATAGTCCGTTAAGGTAGGTCTTATTGAGTTGAGCCACCCGTCTTCCAAGTTAGGTATAAAGGAAGCCTCGTCTACTATTACCAGGTTAAACTTTCGCCCTCTTAGATTGTCCAAGCGTTCCCCTGTAAAGAACTCGACCTTGCCACCATTCGGGAAGCTAATATTTAAGTCCGATTTGTTATTAGGGAAGGGAAGGCTATTGCATAACTTCTCAAAGAATACCTTAGCCAATTTATAAGTAGGGGTTATGTAAGCAACCTGACCGCCTTTGATTGCAGTTGTAATACATTTGATTTGGCTTAACTCCGATTTCCCGAACCTTCGACCGCACATAACAACTATGTACCTGGCTTCGCAGTCAAGTATCTTCTTTTGGTTTATATGTCCGTTTGGTAGTTCTATCCGCATTAAAGAATTGTCTTGCCGTCTACAAATACTATCTCTATTCTGTTATCTGTTTGTATGTCCATTTGTTCTTTAGGCTTACCATAAACACGGGTTAGCAAAGTTTCTAAACTATAAAGGCTGCCTTTCTCTAAGCTCTTACGCATAGCTGCTGCAATCGTCTTTTCAAGTATTGTTGCCTTTGGGTTATCCCATACTGTTTTAAGTTCCTCTAAGTCCATTGACATCATAGCCTGTATAGTATCATTTATCTCAGCAAGTTTATATCCTTGCTCTTTAAGTAGGCTTACATACTTACGAGGTCTGCCGTTTGGGTTTCCTGATTGTCCTGGTTTGAATGGTATTAAGTGTTCTTTGCTCATTCTGTTACGCTTCTGTTTTAACATAAGGTTGACCATTCCTTTTAACTTCTAATGTCGGGTCAAGTTTAATCATTCGGTCCACAATAACCTGGCAGTACTTAGGGTCGAACTCTACTAAATATCCTTTTCTATTAAGTTGATGTGCAGCTACCATTGTTGTTCCTGAACCGCCAAATCCGTCTGCAACTATATCTCCTTGCTTACTACTATTACCTATTTGGTATGCTATTAAAGGTATAGGTTTCATAGTAGGGTGTTCTGTATTTCTGCTTGGTCTATCAAATTCTAATATAGTTGTTTGCTTTCTGTCTGAATACCAGCCGTGAGCAGCTCCCTCTTTCCAACCATATAAACAAGGTTCGTGTCTCCATTGGTAATCTTGTCTTCCCATTACCATTGAATTTTTAACCCATATTAAACACTGCTTAACCATTATACCTGAGTTCTTCATCGCAGACCTAAAATTAGCACCTTCGCTATCAGCGTGCCAAACATACCAAGCACCACCTGCTTTTGTATAACTTCCTAAAGCGGTATAGAAGTCATAAAGGAATTGATAAAAAGAGTCATCCGACATACTATCATTTTGAATAGTAAGTGCATCTTTCGTTTTGCCTTCATAAGCTACATTATATGGTGGGTCTGTAACAACTAAATCAGCTAATTGATTTTCAAATAGTTTTGCAAAAGTATCTGTTTGAGTACTATCGCCACACAATAATCTATGTGGTCCTATTTCAAATAAATCTCCTAATACTATATCCGTTCTTAAATGTTCAGGTATTTCGTAATCATCTTCTTGTGCTTCATCTTCTGTTTTAAAGCCAGGTATATCTAAACCCCACTCTTCAAGTTCTGATGCATCCCAATTGTTAGCGAGGTCATCCCAGTCCCACTCTCCATAGCCTACATTGTCTTTAACTATAAATTCCTTTTGCTGCTGCTCGGTTAGTTCACTTGCCTTAATGATTGGTATCTCTTTAAGTCCTGCTTCTTTACAAGCCTTAAGTCGCATATTGCCACCAAGTACAACCATATCGTCATTTACAACAATAGGTCTAAGGTTTAGCATTTGTGGGAACTCGTTAATTGACTTTACAAGCTTTGCAAACTTATCGTCTTTAATTATTCTGGGGTTGTTCGGGTTTGCTTTTACTGTGTTGATTGGTACGTTTTGTATCATAGTATGCCGTTTATTATGTCGTTTGCTTCGTCTATTGCGTCTTCTTGGTCTAAGTAAGTGTCTACGTCTGCTATATGTTTGTTAATCAAAGTTTCTGCCATTGCGTAGGTATAGTGTCCTATCGTGGTCATATCGTCTCCGTTTTTACCCGTCTTACATACCGCAAGGAAGTAAGCTTTGTGTGTAAGGAGTAGCCATATAGCAGTTAATTTTCTCATCTGCCTTGCCCTTTATATGGTTTCGGTCTCGGGTTATGCTTATTAAAGGACTTCTTAGCAAAGCCTCTTTTTCTTTTCCCGAATGAAATTTTGTTCTTGTTCTCGCTACCTTTTGCCATTGGGTATATTTTTTAAGTGTATTTCCATTATCTCTTCCTTAGTCCACCTATTCTTAAAGTCATAATCGTAATGACAGTTTCGACACATTGCACATAAATTGGTAATATGGTCTTGCTCCTCTTTTCTTTTACTACCAAACTTTGACCTTGCAACTATGTGTGCTATATCTACTGCCACTTTACCACACACTTCGCAAAAAATGGTATCTGACGAATCAAAGCCCATTCCTTGCAAATAGTTTAAAGTGTGTCTTTGCATAGCTTCCCCATTAAATTTCTTCGCGATTATTAATTAATTGATTAAAAAATTTAACTATGCAAATTATTTTAAATGCCTTCTTACTGGCATAGTTTACTATAAATATACTTTCGGTCTAAATTTATCTCGTCAAAGTTATACTTCTTTTGGCAGAACTCAAATAACTTTTGTCCGCTTTCCTTTCGCATATCCGCATCGCTTACTAAATCTTTAATGTGTTTGTACCAATCCTTTTGACTTTTAACATAATGAACGGGCATATCAAGGTAAGGATTAACGTGGCTAACTATGGCAGGGTTCTTTTTAGCAGCTGTTTCTAATACCTTTAAGTTTGACTTCATAGCGTTAAACTTGTTATCTACCAATGGGATAATTGAAATATCGCTATCCGTATAAGCACCCATATATTCCGTAACTTTTGCATAGTTATAAATCGTAGGGTTAAGCTTTAGTCCGCAAGTAAAGGCGTCTATCATTTTATCCCATATAACCTTTTCTCCGTCATTGTAACCTGCTATTACAGTTCTTATATTCATACCTTGTAACCTTTTGAACGGCTGCCTAAGTATTTCTAAATCTCGCTCGTGCGTTCCGCTTCCGCTCCAAAACAATCTTACTTTGTAATCTTCGGTCTTGTTATCCTGGAACTGCTCTTGCCCATAAGGTAATGCATTTGGTAATATGTGTACGTTCTTATTGTAATGGCTTATCTCACTTGCTAATCTTTCGTGCGTACAGGTGCAAAGGTCTGCAATCTCTAAGTAATCGGTAATCTGTTTACCTATGTTATTGTATTTGTATCGGTAATACAAAAGATGGCTTTCGCTAAGTTCCCAGTGGTCATCGTTATCGACTACCAACTTAAACCCGTACTTTGTTCTCCAAGTATCCATTTGCGCTGCGCTAATCTCGTTAAGCATTCTATTCATTAATATAATATCCCAACCCTGCTCAAGTATTTCGTCATTCAATACATCGGTAATAAGTGCGTACTCCTTTTCTAAGTGTACTATTGGCATCATTATCCTATGTAAACCAACTCCGCTATTCGCTGAAGTTATGCAAAGTATTCGCATCTTATATTGTTTTGGTTGTGATATATGTCTTGGTATTTCTCCCATACGCTTTGCGCCCTTGCTAAACTTTCGTCCTTCATTCTACGATAGTCAGTTCCGTTACCGACATCGTGTCCTATATGTTCCGACCTCATATCTGGTAGGTAATAGTTGGTAAAGCCTGAGATAGTTGCTCTTTCTCCGTAATCTCTGTCTTGCATTCCGTAAGGGTCGTAAGCTTCATTATAACCACCAACTGCATCTATAAGTTCACGAGTAATAAAGTTATCTCCAAATGGTGTATGTACTTTATGCACCCCGTCTACTATTGGCGGTAATGCTTCTACACAATGTATTCCTATTATACCTGTCTTCTCTATTCGTTGTGCAAATAAAACAAAATTAGCTAACCAATTCTCAGGCAGTAATATGTCATTAGCTAATAAACAAACTGCATCGTAATTAGTAGTAATCCTAAGTCCTGCATTAACTCCTGCTGCTATGCCTCGTTTTTCTTTTGACAAGTCATATCCTGCAAAAGGGTAGTTAAAGGTTTCGTGCGTGTCGCTTCCGTTATCTATTAAGAAGCAGTCAGCATTATAACCAGAGTTAAAAAAGTTTTGGTTAATTACACGCTGCGTTAAATCGTGTCGGTTTTGTGTAAGTAATAAAATAGCTACTTTCATTATCTTATGTTTGAGCCGATTTCTCGTGCAGGAACTCCTGCGTATTTAGTATTAGGTTTTGCATCTCCTTTTACAAAAGCACTTGCTCCTATCATACAATTTTCTCCTACGTTTGCAAATTGATGTAGAACTGCGTTAAGTCCTATATTAGCACCATTGTCTATAATAGAATGCCCACCTATTTTTGCTCCGCAGCTTATAGTAACATTATCTAAAATAGTGCAGTCGTGTCCAATGTGTGCGTGTTTCATTATGAAACAATTATTACCAATAAAGGTGTCAATCTCCGTTCCTGCGTCTATTGTTACAAGTCCTGTAATAACATTATTATCTCCTATGTATACTTTGCCTTTTTCTTTTTGCCAGAACTTCTTATGCTCGGCTTTGTCGCCTATAATACAATAAGCACCAATATAGTTGCCGTCTCCGATAATTACGTTATCGCCAATGATAGCGGTAGGGTGTATAAAGTTTGCCATAGTTAAGTAGTACAAGCGCAGTCATACGCAGGGTTTATGTTATCTAAATCAAATTCCTTGAACAAATTATTTTGTGATATACTTTTAAGCGTTTCTATTGTTACGCCATTAAAGTAAGTATACTTGCTATTCTTTTCGTCATTTATCCATTCGTCTGCAAGTTCTGGGAACTCCCTTAATATTGCTAAGATAGCGTTTTTACCTTTCATAAAACACAAAGTGCAGTTGCCTAATATTGAAGGTATTTCCAAAGTGTAAGGCTTTTTGCTCCAATACTCATTTACTATTTGTTTAGTAATCTTGCTTTCAAACAAAGGGAACTTATCGTGTACCTTCTTAAATCTTTGAGTACGTCTGCTAACTCGCATTGGCTCGTCATATCTAAAGCCTACCAGGTTTTCAAATTCTCTTACTCCTATGCTTCTTAAATATCTTTTAGCCGTTTTAATCTTTAGTTCTATTGTGCAGAACCTTTTAAACTGATTAGGTAAAGCTTTATGCTTTTTTAACATTCCGGTAAAGCCACCTTCGTAACTTATTCTTGTTATTGGTATATTTTCAAACGCTTCAAAGTCATTAATAAATTTATAGGTTTTAGGGTGCTCCCTCATAGTATCGCAGAACAATACTATATCTCCTGGCTTATATTCTTGGATAGTCATATAAGCAGAAGTTTTGCCACCGCTAAAATTAATTACTCTTTGCATTACGTTTCTTAGGTTTAGGTTGTTCTTCGTACCAAGTGTATAAGCGTTTAATCATATCGAATATACAATTACCGCACCATACTGTTAATATGAAATCTGGGCTCATATACTTGCGGTATATATGCTCATACATTTTTAAGATGTCTAAATCGATGTTACGCACATAACCATTTTGGACTGTATGCCAATTACCAACGTGGTCATCTAAAAATTTGCGGTGTTCTATTTCCATAAGTTCCACATTAATTTTGAAAGTAAAGGTGCTATCACTCCTGGTATAAATATAAACGCAATAATATCGGTACATATTGCAGGTAGTAAATATAAAATCAAACCTGTCCAAGCTGCTAAACAACTCGTGCAACTAAAAGGCTTAAAATCTAATTTCCACTTCCTATGAAATTGATGTATTTCTACAAAGAATATTGCAAAGCATATCGCTGCTATAATTATCATACTTGTATATTTTGGTTATTAAGTTTAAAATATAACTCGCTATTTTTATACATTAATTCTTCACTCAATTTTTTATACTTATGTTTTGATTTTAATGTTTGGTCAATTACTTGTTTTAAGTTTTTAACATATTCATCTTGCCTATTAAGTTCGCCATTTTTGCGTAGTATTTTATTTTCATCTTCAAGTTCAGCTATTTGGCTTTCTAAAATTCCAACCTTAACTCCATACTCTTTTAATTGTCTGTGCAGGTCAGCAATAATTTCATCTTGGCTATAAACCCTTTTAACTTGTAAAAGAACTTCTCTATCTACATATTGTTTCATTTCCGTAGTTGTTTTTTAAGTTCACGTTTAGTTAGTTTAAGCTCCCTATGAATTGACATATACGGGATACCTGTAACCCTGCTAAGTTCTTTAGCGTTGCAGTTGTGCTTAATTGCATACACTCGTAATAGTTCTGCTTTGTACCAATGCATCTTGGATAACTCGTCTTCTACTTTATTAAGTAAATCTTCGTCTCTATCGTGTACTATTAATTCAACCTCTAAAGGTTTGCGGTATGTCCTATAAAATTGGCTTGTATTACTTTGCATCATATTAATCATAGTCCTAACCAAATAGAACTTTAATACGTTACGAGTGCGCATATCTATTATTCGTTCCTCTTCCATTTCACATAGCACCTTAAATAATTCGCTTCTTAAATCGTCTCGTAAATCTTCAGGCTGCATTTTATCTATTGCTTCCTTAAGTTCTCGGCTTTCCCAAAGTTCTAATATGATGCTATTCTTGTTCATATTCTTTTAAGGTTAGTTTGCCGTTATCTTCGGTTGCTATGTAACAAAAACAATTTGCCGTTTTTGCTAAGTTTAAGAATGCTATTTGGTAGCTGCTAAGTTTATCTCCAATGGCTTTTGTTTCGCAGTAAACCGCTACTCCTGTTTGAGTGTGAAAGCCTACAACATCTGGAACTCCTTTAAGTCCTATAAAGGTTCTACCCCTAACCGCAAGATTGTTATTGCGCCATACAAAGCACCCGTTTTTATTTAGGGTTTTAATTGCTTCTTTGGTTAATTCGTTTGCGGTCATATTACAAAACTATGCTAAGAAAATGAAACTTTGCCAAATTTTATTTGTTCCTCAAAAAATAAAGCTACTGCAACTGCTCGAGCCTGGTTCTTAAGCCATTGTTCAGTCCATTCGTCTCGGTACTGCTTTGCGCTTATGATGTCCATTTTATTAGCCTTGTAGGTTATAATCTCCATAAGTTTCTTTTTAGCAAGTGCGCCATCTTCTTTTGTCCATACCTTGATGCCTGAACTATTAAGCTTTGTAAATACACTCAATGGGTTAAACAACCTGTCAAAAGTTCGGTTTTCTAACAATTTGTATTCCTGGTAACTGTAATCAATTATCTCTAAATCGGTTAAGTGTGGGATTGCTTCTACTCGTTCTTGTGGTATCATTTTTCTTACTTCGTTTGCTTTTTTCTTATATCTGTCCATTACCTGACTAAAGTATGCAGGACTAAAGTTTTGGTAGTGGTCTATAAAGTCATTGGCTACCATTTGCTTAAACGCTACTTTGACTTCGTTTATTGTAAACCCACCATACTCGGTTCTTATCCAATCTTCTAAAATATCTAATTTAACTTTGTCAGGTATTACATTAATACCAACTAATTGAATTAGGTAAATAATGTTTTGATTAAATATGATAGAGTTTAGGCTCCGTATCCGTTCCCCCGAAAAGGCGGTCATAATCTCCTGCTCCATAGGAAGTAGAGTAGATTCTGTTGTGGGCATCAAGGTTAAATTGTTCCCCTTTTGTAAGTTTGCGTTGATTGTTTGTAGTTCCTTTTGCATCTTCTTTTAAGTTAAATAGTCCTTTCCAACCATTTGCTAAGGACTGGTTAATAATTTTAATGGCTATATCTTCGTAACCTTTTGATAAAGTTAATAATTCTTTTAATGCAGCTATTTCGCTTTGTTTTGTTTTGTATGTAAACTTAAATTCTTTTTTCTTATAAAACTTAAATTGTTCCCAAGCATCTTTAAACTGATAAGATTCAAAAGGAAGTTCAACTTTTTCTTTATTTACATTAGTATTTATATCTTCATTTTCATTTTCATTTACATCTTCCATAAGGTTATGTTTAGCTAAACCTATAGGTTTTGTATTATTTTTAGGTCTACCACCCTTAGAGCCATTGTTTCTACGGCTTTCAGTAAATTGAATGCGTTTTTCGATTTCTTCTTGTAGCCTTTCATTAAAGAAATTTCCGTCTTTGTCTTTAATAAACTTACTCAAAACATCAACCGAAACAGAACCTAAAGATAACCTAATGGTTTTGTCGGTAAGTGTACCTTTTTGATGTTGTAAACATAAGAGGGTTATAAATTGTCCTCTCTCGTCCATTGTTAAGTCAGCTACTCCATTTAGGAAATCGCTGCTATAAAATAGGAATGCAGGGTCTTTTGCCATAGTGTAAAAAAAAGAAGCCCCCAATAGAGTCCAGCTATCAGGGGCTATTATTTAACCACTAAACACATTATCGTCTGGACTTCCGTTAATGTATCTTTTTACAAATATAAACTAATTTTCCGTAATTTCAATTTTTTGACAAATTCTTTTCATTTTGTCCTTAAACCAATCTTCCGTGTCTATTAGGTTATTTGCTTGTTTGATATTGTGAATTGCGGTCGTATGGTCTTTAGTTCCGGTGTATGCGCTTATCTCTTTTAGGTTTAATTTGGTGTACCTTCTAAGTAAATACGCAGCAGCTTTTCGACCGAAGGTTGTTCTTAAAGACCTATCCCTTCTTGATATATCGCATTCAAATGCTTCTTCTACTAATTTTACGATGCTTCTCGCACCTATATCCGCACCTAAAGGCTCGTTATCTTCTATGCCTAACAACCCTAATTGCGACATCATTTCGTGCAACTTTGCGTGGGTATTACGTTGAGCATAATATAACTCCTTTAACTGTCTTATTGAAACATCTCTATTTTTAGTTAGCATAATTAAAACGGCAATCCTTCCGTGTCTTCTTTAGGTTTGAAATCATTTACATAAATCTTATAATCTGGTTGCTTGTCCTCTGTCTTGTAGGCATTAACCCACATCGAGTAACGTACATCATTAATTGTAAAATTAATTACTTCTCCTTTAGCAGTTGTCTTTTTCCAACCGCCAGTACTCCATTTTTTCTCTGTCATTTTATTTGTTTTTAATTGAATATTGAGCTACTAATTTACTTTGTTTTTTCGTACCAACGTTAATTAATTCCGTTTGTACTTTGTAGCCTTTGCGTTTAAGTTCAAACACTACGGCTGCAAGTCGAAGGCTATTATACTTCGTTAGAGCCTGAATTGGTGTCAATGTTTTGCCCGAAAGCAAGTGGTTCAAGATTTGTTGTTTCTGTGTCATTGTTATTGATTGGGTTAAAAAATACTGGTTTGTCTAATTTGTTTTCATACTTTTTAATAAAGGCTAATAAGTCCTCGTATGCCTCTTCGTTATACCAAGCGTAATGGTAAACTTCTGCAAGTAGCATCTGCCTTTCAAATGGTAATAGTTCCCTCATTAGCTTTTCTTTATTGTTTCTTTAATCTTGTTAAATTCCTCTAAGGTCTTGATAGCTTTGATTTTCTCAATAGCTTTATACTTTTGTTCCTGAGTAAACTTTGTCTTATCTAATTGCTCAATCAAGAATGCTTTTTGACCTTCGCTTACTTCGTCTTTATGCTCATTGGTAGCATCTGCATCTTTGGTATCGTCTATTGCAAACAACCCGTTAAGTGCGTATTTACGAGCGTAGGAACTTGCCGCTCCAGTAATCTGTGAGCAGTCCATTCCTTTTTTGTTTTCCTCTTCACGAGCAAGACCTGTGCAAGTAATGTTATCTTCTCCGTTACTTAAACAAGCCGTAGCCTTTACATAAACTCTACCGCCTACTTCTATTACTTCGTCGCTTAACATTAAAGCGTATCCGTATTTATGGCAGATAGGTTTAGCTGCTTCGATTATATCTTCTGCACTTCGGTATTTGTATTTAGCAAAAGCGTTGAATTGATTTTTAGGTGCTTTTAGTTCCTGTTGAATTTTAATTAGGCTCATTTTATTTGTTTTGGGTGTCTACTGAATAGTGTTCTAAAATTTCGATAATAGGCTCTTGTCTTTTCTTTAGGCTAAGAAAATACTCGTAGGCTTGTGAGTATTCCATATACATACTCATACCATCGTATTTGTTATCTACTAAAGTATAATAAAAAATAGTGCCGTCTGGCTTTGTTTCTTTTACAAATTCAATCTTCATATTGTTCGGTTTTTAAAAGTTCAAGTTCTGCATTGTTTTCTACCCAACGAGTAAACGTGTAATCGTCATCTTCGTAATCGTAGTTTTTAGGCAATAGAGCAGGGTCGTAGGGGTTTGATGTACTGCTATCCCCTTGCAGTAAGATGTTCCCGTATCTCTCGAATTGGAACTTCTGGTAGTAGGTTAAATGTGTCATTTTGTGTTTTGTTTACACAAATATACAACAATACACAATACAAAGTGCAAAACTATTAAAATATTTTTAAATTATTTTTGCAACAATGTTGCATTTGTACGTACGATTGTACGCATATACGTACAAAGTAAGGGTAAAAAATGCCAAAGTCGGTAACAAAATGAAGTCAAAAGTAGTAGTTTTACTACCTTTATTTTACTTTAAAGGTCTAAAGTATAACAAGTTGCACTTTAGAGCAACTTTTGAAAGTAAAGTTTGTCAGAACCCCCGTAAGAATACTCAGGAAGATAGAGCCTAAACCCACAAGCTATAAGGTTATTTGCGCTCGGAAAGTTGTCTAATGTTGTGTATGTAATAGCTATATGGCAAAAAGTAGAAGCAGCCTTTAACCTTGTTTTTATCATTCGTCTTTGTATGCCCTGCCCTCTATAATCTTTTCTAACCCAAGCTCTATTAAATATGCAAATGCCTTTAGAATAAATAGAACCGCAATAAGCTACTATTTCGCATTGGTCAAGCATAACCCACCATTCACGATTGAACTGGAACTCGTCAGCACAACCCTTAAAGTTAGGATTGGTATAATCTAATTCCCTTAGTTGCTCGTAGGTATCTCGGTCTAATATGTTGCCGAAGCTAAATATCTTTTTGAGGCGCATTGTGTATCTGTTCAAGTTTGGTTAAATATAAAATCGCATCTTGTAGTTCCTGCTTCAAATGTGTTATCCATTCGCCTGTCGATAAATCTTCCCTGTCCATTGTGCAGTTGTACTTCTTTTTACCTACTTGCTCACGGCTACGCATATCTTCAATTACTAAGCTAAGTATTTTACTATCCATTTATTTGTCTGTTTTGCTATGTATCTTAAAACAAGTTTTACACTTGTATTGTATTTTCTTTACACCCGTTGCGGTTGTTCTACGAAGTGAAATAATCAAGTCATCGCTTCCGCATTCAGGGCAAGAGCCTCGGTCTTGTCCGAAGATAACTCCGTAATGTGTTTTAGGTTCTATATGGTTTTTAAGGGCGTTAAAAACTTGTTCTAATAACACTACGTCCTTTTGGCAGTACTTAATCATTTTAGCCATAGCCACTTTGTCCTTATGTAGAACAATGTCCTTCCATAAACTGTACTCTGTTTTAATCTTAGTGCCAATTCCTAAGTAGTCAGCTATGTAATTAAGTTTGTTGCTATTAAATCTAAACTTTGACCTTGCAACCTTTAGCGTGTCAATAGTTGTGTAAGAAGGGAACATAGGTATTCCGTGAAATAAGCACCTTGTTCTAACCCAAGGCAAATCGAACTTGTCGCCATTATGTCCTACTAACTCCGATGCAGTATTGGCTACATCTACAAACTTCTTAAGCATTGATTTGTCGTTCTGCTTACTATCCCAATGCAAATAATGTACTTCCTTTTCGTCTTCCCACTTGTAACAAATACAGATTATTGCTCGTTCTTTTATAATGCTTTCGGTAGATATGTTTAACTTATAACCTGCACTCCAAAAGAAACCGATGTTGGGCGACGATTCCAAATCGAAGTAAAGTCGTTTGCGTTTTGATTTTAGCATTGTTTATTTTTGGCTGAATTTATCTATTGTTGTAGTACCCATTGCAGCTATGCAAATAACCATTACGGCATCTACAAGTTTATCCGAAGGGGCAATCTCTTGATGCGTGAAGCTATTAGCTAATAAGGTAATACAGATAAACAAAGCAGATAGTAAAGCAATAACTCGCTTTGTAGACACGCTACCTCTTTCGTCTGATAATAAATTGGCTAACCATTTCATAGTATTAATTTAAGGTGTGAAGTATAATTTTGACTCAGATGCCCTACGCTTTGTAAGACCTGCAAGAACTTTCCCACCGGCTTTATCCCACTTAGCAAACTCCAAAGCAATAGTAGGGTCGTTAGGATTAGCGTTTACTTTTTTTAATAAAGTAGAACTCTTTAAGTTTCCGATACCTGCGTTATAGGCAAAGCTTGTAAGGGCAGCAAACTGATTAGGTGTAACTGTACTTTTAACTAATGGAGAAACTTTGTCAGCAAACTCTTTGGCTATGATTTCAAATAACTCATTGGCACGTTCTTGCGTAATCTTATCTCCAGGCTTTACAGGTTTACCATCTTCAAAAAAAGTATTACCATAGCCGATAGTATCTTTTGCAGCACTGCATTTGTAAGCTACTAATTTGCAGCCTTCGAATAATTTAATGAGGTCTTTACCTTTGTCGTTTAATTGCATCTTAATTTATTTGTGAGTATAGAAATAATGTTAGCATAGCAAACAAAACTGAATTAAGCCTATGAAGTTTTAATTCAAAGTTCATATCCTTTTCGTACTGCTCGTAGATTGCTATATTTTTATAATACCTATTACGATAGTCGTTTAACGTATCGTTTGATATTTTATTGCGTATTGTTAGGGTATCTTTAAGGGTAAGTAGGTCAATGCGAAGGCTATCCCTTGTCTTAATGTTAGCTTTGATTAAGCTATCTATTCGTGTATTTTGGTAGCTTACTAAATTAGTTAGGCTATCAAATGAGTTGTTAATCTTTTCGCCTTCTGACCGGCTAATAACAATCTTGTCCTCGCCGCCTATCTTCTTAACGTATTGGGCGAAGCTGAAACTTGGTGCTATTAGTATCGACAGAATTAGCAGAATCCAATTTAGCCTTAACTTCATTTAGTTCTGTTTTTAATTCTTTTACTTCTTGCTTTAAGGTAACTATCGTTTTTACTGTCTTCGTAATTACCTTCTTATTATCTTCAGAAGCCACACCCTGCACCGCTTCACTTTGCACTTGGCTTTCTTTTACTTTGTCTTGCAGCTCTTTGATTTGGTTATCGGTCTTAGTTCCGCAACCTATCAAAGCTATTAATAATAAATAGCGCATTACTTAAACTTTTTAAGAGCCTTAAGGTCTACTGCCATTTCCAAACGAGCCGTACTCGCTGCGTTACTGCTATCACTTTTACGCACCATTTCATACAAGCTGCCTATCTTTTCGTCTTGCTTTTCGTTACGCTTTGCGTTGTCGATGTAGAGGTAACTAATACCGCAGATACATAAAAATAGCATACCAACGACAGGGTTTTTGCTAAACTCTTTGAATGAAATCGGTAACGGGTTAGCTGATACGTTTACACTTCTTGCTGCTTTTGCCATATTATTTCTTTTTCCAAAAGAATAAGATTAGCGTAATTATCAATATAAGCGCGATTAGAGCCTTATAAAATTCGCTGAAGGACTTATCCTTAGTTTTAATTATCTTCGAAATTTGGGTACTTTCTGTGCGATTTAGAGCCATTGAGTCCGTCTTGGTCTGCTTACTATCTGTCTGCTTTTCTTTTGTACCCCTTGTATACGTTTCGGTGTACTTAGGAATTGTTATCATACTATCCTTAGTTACCCACAAAGTATCGTAGTAAGTAATGGTCTTGGTAAAATACTCTTCCTTTTCTACTATTTTAGTTACGCTATCTAAAACGATAACACGCACACTATCAAAAGTTTTGACTACTGTGCTATCTAAACGCTCCGATGCCTTCTTTACAGAAGCACACGAAGTAAGTAGTAAGGCTAAAAGTATTAATCTCATTTAAGCTTTTTAGTCATTTTGTAGTAGTAGCGAATAGCCATTGCTCCAGAAACAATAGCCACCAAACTTGCAATCAATGTAAATAGTGGTTGAATACTTGTAATGCTTATTGTTGCACTTACTACTGATACGATTGTTGATTGGTCTGCTTGGTGGTTATTTTCCATTAAAGTTCTTCTTCTTCTTGTTTGTTAAATTCAATCCCGGTAGTCCAATCTTCTAAGAAAGTAAAGTCCTCAAGACCTTGTTGATTGACTACGTTAATTATTACAAAGTCAAATTCTTTATCATTTAACGCTTCAATATCTTTAGTCAGCTTCTTGATGCCTTCTTTAGAATACTTGTAATTTCCTTTGTCATCTAATAGTAAACAGTCCTTATCGTCGGTTTGCGCTGCATCTAATCTTAGGCTTTCTACTTCCGTATTATATGCTTCGTGATAAGGTTTTACTTTGTTGTAAATCTGAAATAGCTTTTTAGCCGTTTTCGTTTCCTGACTGCCAATAACTTGATTAAGGCTGCTTACTAATTGTAATAGTTGTTTGTACTTCATATTGTTTTTTTTGTAAAGATATATAGATTTTATTTATCCCAAGGCAAAGGTAAATTTACAATGGGTGGGTTCTTTAGGTTTTCGATTTGAGTAGTTAAGTTTGTGTCCAAAGCTTCGACGTCGTTACCTGCTACTAACCACTCGCATACTTGCTCGTAAGTTAAATCTTCGTAAGCCGTAAAGTCCGTGTCCGAAGGTGTAGCGCAACACATCGCTCCGTAAACTTCAGCGTTGTAAGTTTTGTCAGTATCTACTTGTTCTGCTTGGTATCTCCAATGTACTGTTTTAACTACATCGGTTAAACCATCTTCGCTTGGTGCGGTGTCTAATTGGGATACTACCCATTTGTAAGTTGTTGCCATTATTTATTTTTAAGGTGTTGAACTATTTAAGTTAATATAATATACTGTTCCGTCTACGCTTACAGGTAAATAACGTGTAACGTTAAATGCTAAACCACTTACACTTGCTCCTATCTTGATTGCTGACCTACCCCAACCCGTGTCTGGTTCTCCTGTTTTTATTGAATCTGAGAATGTAGCTGCTCCTGTAGAGGCTGATAGAATTAAATTATTCGCACTTGCCGTTTGGTTATAGATATAGAAGTCATCATTCGCTAAACCCCTTAAACCCATAAACCACTTGTTAGTAGTAGATGTATTAAAGTCAATAGTTGCGCCACTTGATGTGTTTCCTCTTTGTACTATTACACTTGCAGAACCGCTTGAAACAAACCTACCCGCACCTGTTACATCAAGCTTATATGTATCATTAGTGTTTCCTATTGATAAGTTACCTGAAGCGTTTAACGTCATTGCAGGTGTAAGTGTCAAAGCTGCACCCGCTCCACTTGTATTGTTAGGAGCATTAAACCAATAATGAACTCCAAGTGTTTGCGTATAAGATGTTGCTTGACCATTTGCTGAATACAAAAATGAACCACCGCTATTCCTATACCAGTTTGTACCTATTGAAGTTTCGTCAGTATCAGTCCTACTATATACAAAACCTCTTAAACCTATATTAAATGCTCTATAAGCACTAATCCACGCACTTGGTGTTACTCCTAAACCTAAATTGCCTGAAGCGTCAAGACGCATTCTTTCAGTAAAGCCCGTACCATTTGCAAATACTAAATTACCACCTGTTCCATATTGTGCCGTAATTCTTGAAACTGTTGTTGTAGGGAAATCAAAAACTAAATCTCCATTTGTTCCGTCCGTAAATCTTGCAACTTGTGATGCCGCTGAAGAAACTACTAAAAATCTTTGCGTACCAAAACCACTTGGACTTGCTGTATTTATTGCAAGCTGAGTACCATTATCAAAGATTTGACTATTCCCTATTGTACTTGTACCTGTAAACTTAGGTAGGTAGTTAGTAGTACCTGTGCCTGTTACGGGGTTTGTTAAAGCACTTTGCTTATTGTTAAACGTAGTCCAATCGGTGCTACTTAATAAACCTTGTTGTGAACCACTTGCAGTTGCAATAGCTAAAGTAATTGTTCCACTTGTTGTGATAGGACTTGAGCCGATAGTTACACCGATTGTTGCAGAAGATAAGCCTACGCTTGTTACAGTACCCACACTCCAAGACCTATTCGCACTTAAATCGTAAGCCGTTCCGTTAATAGTTAAAGTTCTACTTGTTGGAACATATCCGCTTAAATCGGGTGCGTATTGTGGTACGTTTAAAACACCCGTTGTTGAGTTGTAAGTTGCTGCTCCGCTTGTACCCGTTGTAGTTAAGCTAATTGCTGCCCTTGCCAAAGCATCGGTATATTGTGTAATAGTAGAAGCTATTACACCCATTGTATTGTTATAGCTTATCCCTGCTCCTGCACTTAAAGAAGCTAACGTAATAAACGCAGCTCCGTTAGTTAATTGGTTTGTGTTTGTAGGAATAGTAATAACACCCGTTGTAGAGTTGTACGCTCCGCTACCTGCCGTAAAGCTTAACGCTGCTCTGCTTCTTGCATCGGTGTAATATAAATTAGTCCCTTCTGCTATGTTTGAAGTCGTACCTGCTACCTTAGTCCATAAACTTGTTGCGGTCTTGTATTGTAGAATATCGTTGTTATCTGGACTTTGTGCAGCTACGTTATGAAGCTCGTCCATTTCATAGCCGTTCTGTATCTTAATTTCAATAATCCCTTGTGTCGGGTGCGCTCTTACTACGATACCAACATAAACTAAGTGATTAGGTGCGTAAGGTTTTGTACTTGTAAAAGTACCTGCCGTTGTAGGACTTAAATAAAGTTGAGTGCCTTCTGTATAGGCTTGTGTGTCGATGTCAAGTAAACGACCTGCAACAACTACAAAGCCATTGTTCATATTGGTAATATCCGATTGAACAACTCCGTATGTCTGCGCTGAAGTGCTATCGCCCGTTGCTAAAGCCTTCGTAACTGTTGGTAAGTTACCTTGACCGCCATTGATATAAACAATAGTTCCCTTTGTTAAAGTCGCTCCTGTGCTATTATATACCTCAGTAATCAAGTTTTGTGCTTGTGCAATAGTTGTAGGGAAAGTAGCAAGTGTACCATCGCCTTTGATGTACTGCGCTCCCGTTCCTGCAAATGCTAAAGCTAAAGTTCCGCTTGTTGTTATTGGACTGCCCGTTACACCGATTGAGTCCCCCGTAATAGTTAATCCTACACTTGTAACTGTACCCACCGCACCGCTTGAACGCTGCCAAATTGAACCGCTATAAATCACATAATCACCCACCGCAAATGTAATCGGACCTGCGCCAAAGTTTACTGTTCCTGCTACGTTACATAAATAAACATCACCCGTATCACCCGTACCATTCGCAAGTGTAGGTGTGTTAGTCGCTGCGTTCCAAGTTCCCTTGTATTCCATAATAGAACTCGGTAGCTGACTGATAGGCACTTTACCGCCACTATCCAAAGAAGCATAACCATTACTTACACCCTTTTCGCTTCTAAGCTGATAGGTGTCTAATAAAGCTTGTGAAGGGAAAACCTCTACATAAGCACTACCAGACCATAAGTAAAGTTTCTTTGTGTCTTTAGCGCAGTATATAACGTCAATAGTTCCCGGATTAGGGAACGCTGCAAGGTTAGTATAAAAAGAAACTGCACCGCTAAATATCGCTCCTAATTGCGCAAGTGTAATCTTCTTACTCACTCCCGTTGTCGGGTCGCCTATAATAGTTAAATCTGTGCTAACTGGTGCTAACTCGGTAGCTAATTGGTTAATTTTTTTGCCTATCATTCTGAATAATTATAGATGCTCGGAATCTGGCATCTGTCGTTTAAGTAAGGTAATTCCATTGTAATGTCTATCTTAACACCTGCAAGATAGTCGGGGTCGCTTTCAGTAAAGTAAGTCAAAGGTGCGGTATCGCCAATATCCCAAATAGCTTTAGGGTATCTAAGCTGCGCTACAATATCTTGACCTACTAAAGTCATATCGCTAAGGACTTCTGTTTCGTTGGTTTCTTCCATTAACATTCTGTCCATAAAATAAAGGCTAAAATTATAAGTAATATTTTTAGCGTTTATAGTCGCACCCGTTAGCGTGTAGAACATAGCCGGATAAGTTACCTCTCCGTTGCTTAAACGTTCCCATACATCGCCAAAGTAAACAAAGTTAATTTGTTCGTGGTCGTTTCCGAGTGTCGTTATTTGTTTTACTACTTGGTTTAGGCTGAGGCTCATTCTTAATTTTTTCTAAATAAACACGCAGTTTATTTTGGTTTTTAATCGTTGTTACTTTACTCATAATTAGCAATCACTACAACCTATGTTACCTTGATAAAGTTCCTCGAAGCTTTTACCTGCGCAGCAATCAAAATCACCAAGCCAAATGCTCGTTGTGTAAGCATCATTCTCAGGGTGTATTGCATCAATGCCGCTACCAGGATTCAAGTACTCAGGGTAAAGTGTAGAATATTCTTTTAGGTATTTAATCATTCTTTGCTTGTAGAACTCCGCTCTTGCTTTATATCTATTCGCCACGTCAATCATATCCTGCATCGAAGGGTTCTCTGTATTTTCTCCGCCTTTTCTTAACAAGCCTTTGTTATAGAACTGATAAGATAAACCCATTGGCAACTCACTAAGTACATAGTGTACTAAAGTATCTGCTAAGTATTGGTCTAATAAAATTACCTCGTTAGCGTTTAAGTTGTTTGCCGTGATACCTGCTTGAAGTCGATTGTACAAAGCACTACCAAGCGCAGGTAAGATATACATATCTTGTGCGGTCTTAATCTCAGGCAATACAAGTTTCTCGTCTACGTTAGCGTGTAAGCCAGACCTGTCTTTAATATTCTGTACGCTTATGAATAATGTGTTTAAGCTCATTTCTTATTTTATTTATTTTCTTCTCACAATATTTGACTTCCACTCGTGTCTGCAACTTGGAGAATGTGTGTTTGTACCCGGCTTAGTATACCAACCGCCACGTCTATCCCATACGCTATAACCAAGCCTTGCACTCATCATCTCTATTTCGCTACGGGTATAAAACTTGTTAGCGGTTACTAAGTACTTGCAAAAAGGTCTGCTTGTATCTAAATCGCCATCGTTAAAACCTGCTTTCCACTCATAAGAGTAACGAATTAATATTTGCGTAGTTTGTGGCTTTATAGCTTCAACAATTTGACCAATAGGAGCAGTTAATTGCCTTTCAATAATAACGTTACTATCAATGCCCTTGCCTTGCTTTACTTCGTTTGTCTTAATAAACCCCTTCTCAATTAATAAATCAATAACACGCTTAACCGCACCTACATCTTCTTTTAAAGTGTCAGCAATTACTTCAGGGGTAATTCTTTTATCCTTAACAATTAAGTCCAAGATATTGCTTTGTAATTGTGTTACATCTGCAAACATTTCAAAGTCAGCATCGTCGCTAAATCTTGACTTACTTTTAAATACTTCGTAACCGCTTCTATCTTCTCCGAACTCAAAGAAAACCTGAAAATCAGTTTCGTTAAATTCTAATTCCTCTGCACCTAACCAAGTAGAAACTTCCTCATCACTTAAAGCATATCCTCCCTTTAACATTGAACTTGCTTGTTCTCTTGTTATCTTGCCCTTGTTAAAATCTCTAATAATACGCTGCATATTCTGCCACTCACGACCTTTTAAGCCTTTAATATGCTCGTTCACACTTAAAGGACTTGCTGCCATTGGCTGCTCGGTTTCTGCAACTATTCCATATTGTGTAGGGTCAATACCTAACTTTTCTAATATCCACTCTTTCGGTGCTACTTGTAAAATAACGCTTTCGCTAAAGTCAATTCCAATAGGGTCTACTTGTTGAAGTTTTAATTCCTCGGTAACTCCTGCATATTGTCCAAGCATATTAAATACTCCTTCAATTTGCATTTGCTTATAGCGTACATAAGTGTTATTGAATATTTCGTAGCTATCTCTAAGTTGTTGTCTGTTTCCTAATTGACCAGGCATAGCAATACCGAACAAGTCAGGGCTTGTAATTTGATGTCCACTAAAAATGTTAGTTTGTATAAGTTCGTCTACACGGCTAAAGTCCTCTTTAGTTAAATCACTTGCACCCAAATCATCAACAATAGGCTTTCTGGTTACATCGTTTACAAAAGCAAGTAAATACTTTTTGCCGTCTGCACCCGTGTACATATTGTCGAACTGTCTGCTAACCGCTCGTTTCTCGTCAGGACTTGGTTCTCCGTTTGGTAAAGTAATAAGTTTACTAGCAGAAAACCCTGTTTGAGCATTACCCAAAACGTGCTTACTTACTTCTACATCACTTTCAATGTAATTTAAAGCACCAAAATAACCAGGAAGGCTATAAACATTCATTCCAGGTCTGTACTCTTTTACATAAAGTATCTGCACACCTTGTGGGTTAGCAGGGTTAAACGCATTGTATATCTCAGCTTTTTCTTGGTTGCGTGTAGCTTTCCAATCGTCTTTATACCAAAATTGAGTATTGTCTTTATTGGTTCTAATCTTTGTATAATCACAATGCCACAATTCAGCAACCTGACCGCCCATTACACTCCAAATAACTTGGATGTAAGCACCGCCAAATAGTTCTAAATCTAAAGCAACCTTTTTAGTAAGGTCGTTAAGGGTTTCCTCTCTATTTACTTTTTTAACTAAAGCTTCTTCTCCTGCCCAACCATTGCCAACAATGTAGTTTACTTTTCCACGAATGATTGCGTTATGCTTTGCTGATTTGTTAAATAGGTCTAATAGGTATTGCGGATAGTCATTGTTTTGACCATACTGCATATAACCTTCGCCTTTTTTCTCTTTATATTCCGGTTGCTTTGCTTCCGCAAATGTCAATACTTGTATTTCCATTATTGTCTAATTGTGAATGTGCTTGTTGTTTCGTATTCTGTGAATGATATAGTTGTACCCTCAAGTTCCATAATTCCGCTTTCGAGCAGGTTTAAGCCTGTTGGGTCTGTGTTGGTAGTACTTGTTTGCTCGTAAATTGTATAGGTGTATTGCCCGTTTAAAGCCGTATTAAAGTAGGTATTAACTACAATACTAAACTCGTTGTAACGTTCCTTGTAAGCACTAATATCCGTGTTGTTTAGCTTAACAAATTTGATGTCCGTATTTGTACTTCTATTCTCGAAAACAAATAGATAGTTAGGACTTGTTAAAAGCTGCTTCTCAGTCAAGGTAAGTATTATGTTTTGGGTTTGACCCTTAGTTAATCTTATCACAACTATAAATATAAAGTATAGCGATTGTTTGCAAAATAAAAAACCCCCGCCTAATTAAAGGCAGGGGCATCTATATACAAAACCAAAACAACCTAAGAACCTGCGGTGGTTAATTGACCTGCAACAGTAGAGTTAACTTCTGGAGCAAGGGCAGCTTCCGCACCCGTGAAGGTTAAAGTGTAACCACTTCTATCGCCTTCTGCCGTACCTGTACCTGCGCTACCGCCTGTAAGGTCTAAGCCTCTTGTTTTTCCTAAGTACCAATATTTGCCATTGTTATCTTTGGCAACTGATACTAAAGTGTTTTGAGCCAACAACAAGATTTCGTTCCTTGTGTTCGCTTGTAATTTGTTTAATACTATGGTTAATTCTGGAGCGTAAAAGATAGTACCATTCTGTACGTTTGCATTAACATTCTCAACTAATTGAGAAGTGCCTTTTACAAGTTCGTACTTAAAGAACTTCTTACCTGCTGCCTTTACTAAAGCGGTAATTACACCACTTGCTTCGGTAGTTGAGGTAACATCTGCTGCTGCCATAAAATAAACCTCAGTAATTCCACCTAAACTGTCTTTACAATCTAAGGTATAATTTTGAGTTAAAGCACAAGCCATTGTTATTGAATTAAATTAGTTTGAAAAAAATGGGGGATATATTTCAATCCCCCTATAAATTATGCAAGGATAAACTTCACTACTTCGTCAGGGAAGGCAATGTTTACACCCATCTTAAATTCAGATACAAATCTAATTTCATCACTTTCTTTTGCGAAGAAAATTTCGTAGCGTTCTTCACCATTAAGTAGGTCTGTACCCAAGAACATATTAGATAAACGCATAGCGTAAACTTTATTAGTTCCGTTAAGACCTGCAACTGCTACAACTTTAATTGAAGTACCTGGTAATACAAATTCGCTATCAGCTTTTACATCAATTTGATAATTGAAACTACCGCTATTCTTAAGAGCAACAGTATAAGTACGGAACAAATCTTGACCGCAGAAGATAGTCATATCGTCAGCAGCTACAACTTGTGCAGGGATTGCTTGGTAAACACCATCAAAGATAGAAATTACGTTAGCAGCAGTAATGCTTGATAAAGGAGCACCACTAATGTAAGTTGAAGCGTTTGCAGCAACAACACCTGAAGCAGCACCGATTAACTTAACAAGACCATCGAACTTGTTTAAATTTACGTTTACACTTGAAGTGTCCCCTTGCCATAAAGAAGTTTCTAATTGAGCAGCAATAGTAACCGCTTTCTTTTCAGAATACTCTTGCTCAAAAGGAATAGAGTCATAATAAGACCCTGTTGGTAAAGCTTTCTGAAGGTACTTTGCTTCTAAATTTTTAGGGCAAAGAGCTTCGTTAATTTTAATCTTACCAGGAGTTACAGTACGTTGAGTAAAAGTTGTAGAGCCAGAAGCAGAAAAACCACAAGCAGCACCATCTTGGAAGATAGCGTCAGTTTGCATAATGTTAATCTTCTCGCTTGACTTTACGCCAACCATTACGTTACCTGCGCTCTTAATAAGAGAAGCAGTTTTTGCACCCAATACAGATGAAGTTACAAGTAGAGCTTCGTTTTCTTTTGTATAGTTTGCTAATGCAGATACATCAAATCCCATTTTATTTTATTTTTATTTGTTTAATAAAGCGTTTCTAAATTTTTCTAATCTTTCGTACTTCATTGCGTGTGTAGTAACGTTAGCAGAAAAGTTGTTTTTTGGTTGCGCAATAG